GGTGGCGCAGATTGCCAACGGAACCTTTGCAGGTGATCTGGCATACGAGTGGCAGTTGTTCCGCGATACCTTGGCGGGGCTGGCGTCAATTGGCAGGTGGCCAACTGGTGTGATCGAGGAAGGGCTGATACCGCACAGCAACGATGTGAACTTGGCCATGGACTTCCTGCACCTGAAAACCATGGGCAACGTGCGAGTGCATGGCATCGGCGCAATTCCCGGAATTACGGTCAACGGCACCGGGTTGGGCGTTGGAGGCTTTGGCAACAGGCACATGATTTGGGACCCCATCGAAGGTTCCAGCACAACGGGCACTGTCGGATTTGAAATCGCAGAAACGCACAAAAGCCTGTATCGGCGTCCTATTTCCTTTGGCGGCAGCTTTACGGGCATCCGCATCAGGGGTTGTGTTACATCTGTTTTCGATACGCCCACGGTTTCACCGCAAGCCCTGCCGTGGTTGAATGGAAACAGGCCGCAGGTCAGCATTTACGTATCTGACCGTGGCGGGCATCCTTGTTCATGGTCCGAGCTGATTAACCCGGTGGCGGAGTATGGCATGAATGCCTGCCTGCAACTGGATAACACCTATGGCATGACCGTGATGGGTGGAACGGCAGAAGGCGGAATTACTGGCACAGGGCACGGCCTTGTGCTGGGCGCGGGGTCGCGGTGGGGCAAATACGTTGGCATTGATTGCGAGGCTAACTCAGGGATCGACATTCTTTGTCTGGGGCCGAATAACCATTTTATCGGATGCGACAGCCAAGATATTTTCAAGTTTGAAGGCGCAATGGCCTTTGGCAACAAGATTATCGGCGGCAAGCACTGGTTGATCAGCATGGACGCTGACACGCGCGGCAACCTTGTGACCGGGGCCGATGTGAACGAAATTTCGGATTTTGGCACGGGCGGGCTTAATGGCAACCGGGCGATAGACTGCACAAAAAGGACCATCCAAGAAGAGGATACCTCTTTCCCCGGCTGGCACAGCGAATGGAAGGCATACACCCCAACGTTCGGGGCTACCACTGGCGCCATCACAACAGCCACGGCAACAGGTGAATACCAGATGCGCGGTGGCACGGTTGATTTTCGCGCAAATCTGGCTATAACCACCAACGGAACGGGCGCGGGTGCTGTTACGCTGACACTGCCCTTCAATTCGGTGAACACCACTGTTTTGACGGGCCGCGAAATTCAGGCCACGGGTGAGGATTTGATTGCCACGGTGAACGCGGGAACGAACGTTATGACCATCCACATTCCGCCGTTGACCTATCCGGGCGGGAACGGGCGAACGCTGGTGATGAACGGCAGCTATAGGGCGATATGACAACAGCAAGCAACTTTTGTGCGGACCCCTAAGGTTACGATATAACCTCTAATCAAAAGAGAACTACATGAAAAAACTATCGGAAACAGCCAGTAAAATTGAACTCGGGGTTCCCGGTAGAAATACCTATACGGGAGAGATTCGTGCAGATGAGTTTCTCCCGGAACTTCGTGGAAAGAAAGCTATTAAAGCTTTTAGACAGATGAGAGATAATGACGCTGTTATTGGCGCTGTTATGTACACTGTTGAACAAACCTTAAGAGACGTTAAGATTAAAGTTAAGCCTGCTGACGAAAGTGAGGCTGCTAAAAAAGAAGTAGACTTCCTTCAAAGTGTTCTTGACGATATGGAACATTCTCTAGATGATCATATTTCGGAAGCCTTGTCCTCTTTAACTTACGGCTTTGCTTGGTTTGAGGTTGTTTATAAGAAAAGAGAAGGTGACACACGTTCACCCAAGAAAAACTCTAAATATAATGACGGTAGGATTGGAATCCGCAAACTTGCTATTCGTGCACCTTGGACAGTAGATAAGTTTGATGTAGATGTAAATACCGGAGAAGTCTTAGCTTTACAACAAGAGGTTGGTTTTGGAAAGTCTCCTGCAAGGATTCCTATTGAGAAGTCAGTTTACTACCGCACTACTTCCCTTAACAATGATCCATCCGGTCGTTCTGTTCTACGTAATGCTTACTCTGCTTACACGTATCTAAACAAGATTCAAGCGTTTGAAGCTATCGCTATTGAAAGAGAACTTCACGGCGTTCCTGTTGGTCGTATGCCTGCGGAATATCTTAGCCAAGATGCGACGGAAGATCAAAAGAACCTTAAGCAACAGTTTGAGCGTATCTTAAAAGATTTGAAGAATAACGAACAAGGTTTTGTTCTACTGCCTTCTGACCTTTACGTGGATGCTGACGGTAAACCTACCTCTCAACGCCTTATGGATTTGGAACTGATTACTGCTAATGGCTCTAGGGCTATTGACATTGATCCTGTTGTTCGTCGTTATCAACACGATATTGCCAGATCACTTATTGCAGAGTTTCTTATGCTTGGTGGTGGGGCTAATGGCTCCTATGCCTTGTCTAAATCTAAAACAGACATTTTCTTGCGTTCTTTGGAAAGCTACATCAACACGATTGTGGACACGCTCAATAAACAACTGGTTAAACGCCTTTGGGAACTGAATGGTCTGGATGAGGCCCTTATGCCAAAGTTGGTTGCTGGTGATGTTGCCCCCCACGATCTTAAAGAGATTGCTGCTTTCTTGCGTAACCTTAACGGCGCAAAGATCAATGTTGCAAGTCAGGTTGATGTTGTCGAGGGTCTTATGGAAATTGCTGAACTACCTTTCGATAAAGATGGTTATGAGCAAACCCTCGCAGAAGATAAAGAACTAGAGCAACAAGCCCGTGAGTTTGAGCAAAGTATGCAAGAGAAAACTCTACAGGCCAGTCAAAAAGAACCTGCTACCCCACCTGATAAAAACCCCGTAGAGAAAGCCTTACTTGATGAGGCCCTTAGGATTCTAAAGAATGAGTGATGCAACAACCATTGTCTTAGCTAATGCAGTTGTGGAGAAGCGTTTTGCTTCTCTCGTTGCTAAGTTTTACGAAGATAAAGGTATCGTTGGACCTAAAGGTGATAAGGGGGATAAAGGTGATACTGGCGCTGCTGGTAAAGACGGTATCTCTATCAAGGGTGACAAAGGGGACAAGGGTGATAAAGGTGACGCTGGACAGTCTATCAAGGGTGACAAAGGTGATCCCGGTAAAGATGGTGTCTCTATCAAAGGTGACAAAGGCGATAAGGGTGATCCCGGCGCTGACGGTAAAGATGGTAAAGGTATTACCAACCTAGCTATCACAGAAGAAGGTAGTGTTATTGTTCAATTTACGGATGGTAACACTACCAACATTGGTAAAGCCCAAGTAAACAACATTACTAACATTACTGGCGGTAGAGGCGGACTTCCTGTAGGCTTCTTTGCAGTACACTCTGTAACTGTTGAAGGCGACACTCTCCGTATTCGTTGCAACAACAACAAGACTTTTGAAGTTACTTTACCCTCTGGTGGCGGTGGCGGACCTGCTGATTGGGACACTCTTGAGAATAAGCCCTCAACCTTTCCCCCCTCTGCACACAACCATGAGATTTCAGAAGTATCAAACCTCCAAACTGAATTAGATAATAAACAAGAAACTTTAGTCTCTGGGACAAACATTAAAACCATTAATGGAGCATCTGTTCTTGGTTCTGGGGATATTGTTATCTCTGGCGGCGGTTCAACACTCTCTGGTGAAGCTGTTGTTACGGTTCCTCTCAGGTCTTACAGCCATAGTGAAACGGTTGTAGCTACGGGTGTTACAGATACAAGTCGCATCTTCCTAAGTCTAGGTGCTTTTACAGATCAAGACGAAAACGATATAGAGTTTTTAGAAGTGTTCTCTATGAACGCGATCCCCTCGACAAACTCTCTAACGATCAACATGGCCTTTGCTACTCCAACAAGCGGGCCTATTAAACTTAATTGGAGTGCTTTATAGTGGCTGGATTAGTAAGACATATTATCGGTGGTATTTTAGGTTCCCCACAACTTCTTCACCCAAGAGAGACACAGTGGGTCCAAGGAAATCTAGGTTCTCTTAATGCGGAGCAAGTAGTAGACTGTGACGGTTCTGGTGTTGTTTCCTTGGACCTTAGAGGTACTTTCAACCTTCAAGTACAAGTAGAAGGTACTGTAGATGGTGTCAACTGGACTCCTATCGCTGTTAGACCCGTAAACACTGCCGCTAAACTCTATGTAGCTATCGTAAGCGGTACTACCCCCGGTGTTTGGATGGGGGCTTGCGCTGGTTATCGTAAGGTTAGAGCAAGGGTTGCTGTATACACATCTGGTACAGCTATTGCAACTCTCACAACCAATGTGGGTAGCCCTGATTCTCTCTTTGATGGTGTTTCAGTAACTCCTATTACTGCTACCGCTGCTGCGGGTGTAGCTGCTACCTTATCTATTCCCTCTCCCGGTGCAGGGTTAAGAAATTATGTAACCTATATTTCTATCGCAAGGATTGCTGCCGCTGCCCTTACTGCCGCTGCCACTCCTGTTGTTGTTACAACTACTAACTTACCAAACGCACTTGCTTTCTCTGTACAAGCTAACGCGGCCCTACAGGGAGAGGCTTTTACCATTAGAGAAGACTTTGCTTACCCTCTAATGTCCACTGCGCAAGGTACAGCTACTACGATTGTAGCCCCTCTTACCACAGGTGTGATCTGGCGTCTTAGTGCAGCTTACTACGTGGCTCCATAATGACACAACAAATGAACACACAAGGTCAAATACTTAAGTTCGACAACGAACAGAGAATGTTCTATGGTTGGGCTTCCGTTGTAACAGAAAAAGGTATTCCTGTAGTTGACAGACAAGGGGATATTATTGAACCTCACACCTTAGAGAAAGCTGCAACACAGTTTATGAAAGAGGTTAGAGTTGGTAAGGTAATGCACGTAGGGGAGCAGAAGGTTACTTTCGTTCACTCTATGCCCATTACTAAAGAACTCGCAGAGGTTTTTGGAATCCAGACTGACAGGGAAGGTTGGATTGTTGGTGGATACGTTCACGACGACGAAACTTGGGAACTGGTAAAGTCTGGTAAATTACCTGCACTGTCTATTGGCGGGCGGGGTCGAAGGGAGAAAGCCGATGGCTAACATTCTAAAGGACTTGGAACTAGATGAGGTTAGTCTTGTTGACGTTCCTGCTAACCCGTTAGCATCTGTCCCACTATTCAAACGACATACAGGTGAACTTATGACCGATCAAACTAATTGGGAAGATGTTGCAAAGGGGTTGGAAGCAGACAAAGCTGCCCTAACTGCAACGGTTGAAACCCTTACTAAGCAAGTAGAAGATTTGACCAAAGCCGCTGAAACTATCGAAAAAGCAGATGAAACTATAGACTTTGACGGTGAGATAATCTAGAACTCTCTCATACAAGCCTTCGTACTTAAGTAGTTGAAAAAGGAACAAAACGCTGCCGAAAAGTCTGCGAATAACAATAGAACA